AAAAAAGCAAAACGGCACAACCTGAAGAGGGTTAGGCCGATATGAACACTACATTTAGTGCATGCGCGAATTCGAGCGACGGTCGTCAGGCCGTCGCTCTATCTGCGTTTGGGCTTCTGGCCGGGCTCTCTCTCCTTCGGTGTGAACCAAAGGAGAGTCACCATGAGCAGCCCTCACTCTGCCCGTGCCGCCGCTTTCGATATGGGCGCCGGTCTTGAAGAACACCATAACCCACAACCTCGCCTGAAATGCGTCGACTGCGGCGCTGAACTTGATCCCTGGGGATGCTGCCCAGGCGTCTCGACCGAGCTGGCGCGCGTATCGTCCAGCCTTCGCTCTCCGCTTTACTGCGGCAAGCGCGAGCCACGGCGTATCGGCGAGCTGATCGACCTCCCTGGCGTCGGAGCTGTACGGGCGAATCAGCCGGCGTCCGACTATACGCCGGGTGAGGTTCCGTCGTTTCTGCGCCGACTCGTCGACGCGGACGAGGCCGAGCGCGTGCAGCTCGAGACTGCGCGCGTCCGGCTTCTGATCGAGTTCCTATTCTCTGCGCGGAACGTCGCGAATGCGAACGTCGTGCGGAGGATCGATTCAGAGAACACGGACTCATACTCGCTATGTCTCGAATGCAATGCCATGGCCCGGCTCAGGGAGAACGTTGTCCACGACGCGGGCTGCATGACGGGAATCGTGCTTTCGAAAGTAAACGGGCTGCTCGAGATCCCGATCAAAGATTACAGTTCACTAATTCAAATTCAGAAGGAGGAACAAGCGCACGACGAGGAGCCGCGACAAGCCGAGGCGGCCGACGGGGATCGGCCGCGCGGAACTGATTACCTGCACTGGCCTTCTGCGGCCCGGCCGGGGGCTCGGATCTCTGCGGAGCCGGTCAGGATCGAGGCATGTCTGGAGTTTCTCGGCGGCATTCCGCTCGAGAGCATCAGCGGCCGCTCGCTGATCGGTCACAAATGGGGCGACATCTCCGCGGCGCAGCTTATCGAAGCGCTGAAAGGAGGCCGATAGTGGAGCAGTTCATCATCGGAGTAATCTTCGGAATTTGCATCGGCTCGTTCGTCGTCGGCTTTCGCCTGGGCTCATCCGTCGACGTTCGCATCAAGGCTCAGACCGGAAAAGCTGTGCAGTCGATGGAGCGCATTCAGATCGCCGCGATCGGCGGCCGAACCCACCTCGCGAAGGTCGCAGCGGAGAAGGGCGGCCAGCAATGAACGCAGCCAAGACAATGACTCGGCCCGAAGCCGACCTGATCCAGATCCGCGAGATCGCGACCGACGACATCTTCGCGTCGCCTGACAATCCACGCAAGACCATCGATCCCGAGCAGCTCGCCGAGCTCGCGGCGACGATGCGCATCGGCAACGGGATCCAGGTCCCGCTTTTGGTTCGGCCTGCCGGCAAGAGCTTCGAGATCGTCTGCGGGCATCGCCGGTACGCCGCAGCGGTCTTGCTCGAGATGATCTCCGTTCCTTGCATCGTTCGCGACATGACAGACGACGTGGCGCGCGAGACGGCGCTCGTCGACAACCTGCAGCGCGTCGACGTGCCGGCGCTCGAGGAAGCCGAGGCCTTCGATGCTCTGCTTCGCCTCCACGGAACGGCTGAGGCAGTCGCGAAGCGCGTCGGCAAGGAAGTCGCACACGTTGCGAAACGATTGAAGCTGGTCACGCTCGGCGAGCATTCGAGACGGGCTCTCGCTGCGCGTCTGATCACGGTCGACCATGCGCTGCTTCTGGCTCGCCTGGGCGTCGATGAGGAGAATGCGGCGCTCAAGTGGGCGCTCGATTCGAACGCCGGCGTGAAGACGAAGATTGGCGATGTCGTCGCGGAATCGGTCAAGCAGGCGGCCAGCGACGGCCGCTACCGTGCTTGGGAGCCGCAGAGCGTGCCGCGGCTCAGGCAGCATATCGAGCAGTCGACTGGCCGCAAGCTGAAGACGGCGCCCTGGTCGCTCGACGATGCGGAGCTGCTCGTCGCTGCGGGGCCCTGCAACGGCTGCCCGTCGAACACGAAAAGCAATACCGCGCTCTTTGCCGAGATGGACTTCGAGGAGGCGACCTGCGCGGACGGCATCTGCTTCGAGTCGAAGCGCGCGGCCTTCGTGCACATCCAGACAACCGCGGCCGCGAATCGCGACGGCAAGCCGCCGCTGCGTCTGAGCTGGAAGCTGACCACGGTGCAGCCGCGGGCCGACAAGAAGCTCGGCGGTCCGGATCTCGGTCAGATCTTCAAGGATGGTCAATGGGTCCAGGCGAAGAAGGGATCCTGCGAGTGGGCGCGGATCGGCGTCACGCTCGACTGGAAGGACGACGCGCACCGATGGGGAGGCGATTCCGCCGACGCCAAGCACAAGCCGGCCGAGCAGCTCCTGGTCTGCGTCGCCGAGGCCTGCAAGGTGCACAAGAAGGCCTGGCAGCGGAAAGCAAGTGACTCGTCGAGCCCTCGGCAGGATTCAGCGGCGCAGAAGGCTGCCGAAGAGAAGCGCCGGCTCGAAGGGATCGAAGAAGGCAAGCTGCGCTGCGCGCTTGCCTCGGCTGTGCTCGAGCCGATCGTTGCTTTGAACGCCGAGGCCATCCGCGTCGCTGCGATCGCTCTCGCGCCGAATTGGGGCGAGCGCATCAAGGTCTGCGATGCGCTGGTGCCTGGGTTCCGGACGGCGCTCAAATCTGGCGCCGTGAACTCCGTCGAATTTGCCAAGGCTCTTGCCCTGATAACGCTCGAGGCGATCGAGCCGAATAGCTACGGGAATGTCAAGGACGGGCGGGGTCGCCTCCTGGCCTCGGCGAAGCGCCTCGGATTCAAAGGCGCGACGCCGTGGGATAAGCCGCCGGCGGCGAAGACCGCCAAGAAGGCCGCCAAAACAGCAGGCAAGAAAACCTCGGCAAAGAAAGCGGCCGCGAAGAAAGCAGCCAAAAAGTGACAACCTTCACGCCTGGCGTCTGCAGGTATTGCAGATGTACGGAGACGAACGCATGCAGTGTGCCGCCCTACAACGAGGGCGACACCTGCGGGTGGGCCGAGGGAAGCAACCGCACGGCGTGCACGGCGCCGCAGTGCTTTCGCCAGTGGCTCGACGACAGGCGCCGCGGGGCCTGGGCGGCGCGGCCGCGGCGGCCGCGCTCCTGGGAGATCGAAGAGGAGCGCAAGAAGAAGCGGAGCGCAAGCAAACGCAAACGGAGGGCGGCATGAGGGAAGAAAGAACTGAGACCGGCGGCAAGGTGCCATTCGTGCACGGCTGCGTATGCAATACGATCGGCTGCGAGAGCGTGGCTTCTGCCGTCTTTCGGGATGTGCCGGTCTGCCAGCGCTGTTTCGAGGAGATCGAGGCTCTGGACAATATCGCGGCCGCTAGATCTGGGTACCGGATTCTCACGCCGGCGCAGGCCGTTGATCTCGCGGTCGCGCGATACCCCAGCACGGACGGTCGACCAGCGTGGCTTGCGCAACATCTCCTGGCCCTTCAAACCTGGGGCGCCGCGGCCTTTCTGGCCGGCGTCCTCATCTTCATCGGATGGAAGGTCGCCGATGCGTGCGTTGCTTGGATCGATAGCGGGGGGCTGCAGTAATGGGAATGCCGAAGAAAGTCGCCTTTCAGCTCATCGATCCGAACGAAAGACCCGAGCCGCTGCCGTACATCCTCCTGAGAGAGATCCGCGCCGAGCAGCACTTCGAGACGGCCGACGCGAAGATTGCGCTTGCCTGGCAGAAAGGGATCAAGCCGGACGCGGACATGCGGCTGATGCTCGGCCGATGCGTTCGCGCTACGGATCTGCAGCGCGAGCTCGTCGACCTGGATTATGTGATTCTGCTCAATCGCGAAGTTTGGGAAGATGGCGACTTCGTTCGCGAGAAGCAGGCCGCGCTCCTCGATCATGAGCTCTGCCATGCAGCCAGGTCGATCGACTCGGACGGCGTGCCGAGGATTGACACGAAGGGCCGCCCAGTATGGCGCACGCGTGGGCATGACATCGAAGAATTCCGAGAAGTGGTAGAGCGTCATGGCTGCTACAAAGGCGACCTCGAAAGGTTTGCCGAGGCTCTCTTCAAGCGAAAGCGCATTCCGTTGTTCGCAAGCATCGAGCCGGCGCAAGGGGAGCTCATCAAGGAATAAGTTCGGCGCTGGCAGTGAGGGCTGCGGCGTCGAAGCCGGGCGCCGATCGGAGACTGACCTCCTCCTCGAGCGGCGCCCGTGCACTAAAGAGAAGGCTCAGGAGCTGAACGAATGAAAGATCGATTGAGCATCAAGTTTGGAACGTGCCCGCGGCCGATGTCGCGGAAGAAGCTGCGGCGTCTCATGCCGCTTAATCGTGCCGCATTGACGGGATCGATGCTCTCCGTCGCCTATGGCCGCGAACCTGGCCGCGGAGGATATCGCAGTCGCCGCCTGATGGAGCTTGACGACCTCGAGCAGGAGCAGCTCAAGCTCGGCGAGAAGGGGATGGAGGCCGCGGCCGAGGAAACGCTTAAATGGCTCAAGAATCTTTTCAGTAGCGTAGTGCGAAAGATACCGAAGCAGCGACTCGCGCGCCGTAAGAGTTAATAAGTCGGATAAGTGGCGCATAACTGCGGAGTAAGTAGATGGGCGACAAAAAGAAATGGGACTTATCGAAGTTGCATGCGCTCGAGGCGGCCTGCGAATGGATCAGGAAAGAATCAGGCGCACTTATGGTCGTCGCGATTCGAGTGGAAGACTCGGCAATCGCGGTAGATCCGGCGATGCCGGCAGGGGATTTAGTGCCGCGGCTCGAGCTCGAGACTGAAGCGCTCGCGGAGAAGGTCGAGATGACGCGCCAGGCGGCGCGGGAAAAGGCGGCAAAGCGTGAATGTTAGAAGGGTTTATGTAACTTCAGAGTTAGTCGCTAGTCTTCTCACGACAGGCTGCGCGTTGAACGCAAAAGTGACGACAGGGCTGCCGCCTGGCTCCATTCTGGTTGCCGCTGGATGGGATCCTTTTTCGCGCTCCTGGGCGCTCGATTTTCATCATCCGGCGTTTACTTTTACTGAGCCAGGCTCTATCCCTGAGATGCTGTCGATAACATACGAAGTTAAGTCTGTATCTGCTTTGACTGGAAGTGACCTGTGTGATTTTGGTTTTTTGGCTGTCGCAACAAAAACAGGAGGAGGAAAAGTGAAAGAAGCAAACCATGAAACAAGTAACTTCGCGACGGGCAAGTATGTGATTGTCCGAACTTACAGCGCCGGCGTCTTTGCCGGAACGCTTGTGGCCCGCAAGGACCGTGAAGTAGAACTCAGTGACGCGCGGCGCCTCTGGTACTGGAAGGGAGCAGCTTCGCTCTCGGAGCTCGCAATGAGGGGCGTATCGAAGCCGGCTGATTGCAAGTTTCCCGCGTCCGTGAGGACAGTGTTGCTTTTGGATGCAATCGAAATCATACCCGTTGAGCCGATTGCACGAAAGAGTATCGAGGGAGTCACGCCGTGGACGGCGTGACGTCGAAAATTTCCGGGTCCGGGTCCGGGTCCGGGTCCGGGTACGGGTCCGGGTCCGGGTACGGGTCCGGGTACGGGTCCGGGTCCGGGTCCGGGGACGGGTCCGGGTACGGGGACGGGGACGGGGACGGGTCCGGGTCCGGGTACGGGTACGGGTCCGGGTCCGGGTCCGGGTCCGGGTCCGGGTACGGGTCCGGGTACGGGTACGGGTCCGGGTCCGGGTACGGGTCCGGGTCCGGGTCCGGGGACGGGTCCGGGTACGGGTACGGGGACGGGGACGGGGACGGGTCCGGGTACGGGTACGGGGACGGGGACGGGGACGGGTCCGGGTCCGGGGACGGGGACGGCTGTCTATGTAGGGCGCCCGACCAGGTTTGGCAATCCCTATAGAGTGGAGGCCTGCGGCGGCGGCGCGCAGCAGGCGGTCGACCTCTATCGTCAGCTCGCATACAACGACGGGCGCCGCTTTGTCGGCAGCCCGTGGCGAGAGCTGCCCTCGATCGAGGCAATCCGCAGCGAGCTCTGTGGCAAGGATCTCGCATGCTTCTGTGCTCTCGATCAGCCATGTCACGCCGACGTTCTGCTCGAGATCGCGAACAGGCCGATCGCAGCCGAGGAACAAGAATCAAAATCGAGGTATAGCGTGAGCGAAACGAGAGCACAAGTCCGGCCATTCGAGACAAATGCTTGCATGGCGTCAGACCAAGGGTATGTCTGCACAAAAGACAAAGGGCATTATGGGGATCATTGCGGCGGAACGTTATCCACCGTGCATTGCTGGGCGTCCGATCCCTACGTGATTTTCATGCAGGAGCAAGTGAAGCGATGGTGCGGCGAGAACGCCATCCTCGAGGCGCAGGTTGAGAGGCTGAGTAAAGATCTGCATGAACGAGATGTGCGAACGAAAGTGGGGGTGTAATGCGCAACGAGACCAAGGCAGCAGAGCTCTTCGCAAATGGCGAGAGCGTGAACGCGGTGGCGAAGGCTCTGGAGATCGCCTGGGCGAAAGCAAGGAAGCTGAAGGACGCCTGGGATGCGGCGCAGGGGGGGGGGCGAGCTGACGGCTGCAAACGATGCCGAGTGGGAGATCTCTCTCAAGGTGCCTGCCGGCCGCGTCGAGGACATCTTCCGCGCTTTCACGGAGGACGAGAAGATCCTGGCAGTTCAGAATGTGCTGCAGTCGCGCATGGACGCGGCGCTCGCGCCGGCCGAAGGCTGAAATGAACGTTGAAAGCAAGCATAACTCGCGCCGTACCCGGCGCGGGCAGGGGGAAAGACTGTGAGCGCGAGGGCGACTGCGTACATGTTTGAGCTCGATCTATGTCCGAACGGCGAGCGTGTTACGCGCACGGAGAAGATGGTCGGGCTCTGCCTGGCCGACAACCATCAAGACAAAGGCAACAGCTTCACTTTTCCCGCGCTGGAGACCATCGCTCAGACGGCGAAGGTGGATCGCAGGACCTGCCAGCGGATGCTGGAGAGCTTAGAGCGGAAAGGTGTCATTCTTCGGCTTCGGCCGAGGAATCAGGGCCGCGGCACCATGGTTTTTTACTACTTTCAGGAACTGGATCAGCTTCCAGAAGGGTGGCAGGATGCCGCCCTTTCTGAAAGGCCCTTTATTTTGCAGAAGGGCGGCAAAAGGGCGGCAGAAGGGCGGCAGAAGGGCGGTATTCCGTACACCTCCTCTTTAACTAACAGGGAACTAGAACAAAGACAACTAAAACAAGAACAACTCCCCCTTACCCCCTCTCTCGAGGGGGGGCTGTGCAAAACGGAGAACCAGCATGCAACGGATCCACAAGAAACAAGCGCCGAGAGCGTGGCGACGCCAGATCTTCGAAAAATGGACGCAGGTGATCTCCGGGATCGGAAACGACCAGGAAGTGATGAGCGACCTCATGCTCTCGACGCTTCGCTCGCTGAACGAACGGCCGGCGCCGAGACGGAAGAGGCTGCGGGGACTCGTCGAAAGATTGATGGAGCTGTCGACCAGGTGATGCAGGCCTGCGGCTTCACCGCGAAGCACCTGCGGCCGGTATTGGCTGCAGTGATCGAGCAGCAGTACGACAAGGGCGATCCGCGGCCGACGACGGCGCTCGCCCTGATCGATGCCTGGCGAAGATACATCCTGCAGGCCGCACGGCTGCGCTTCACGTGGAATGCACGCCGATTCTTCGCCGAGGGCTACTGGCGAAGCAGCGACATGTGGCCGTGGGATAACCGGGTGCTCCGCGAAGAGCGCCTGCTGATGGAAGCGAAAACGGGGTCCAGGCGATGAGGCATTTTGTAGTGATTGCGACGACGCTGCGCGGGTCCGTCGAACCTTTCGAGCCGCTGGCGCCGGCGGATCAGTGGGCGGCGGCAGCACGGGAGCTCGTTGACGAAGCTGCCGACAGGGATACCTGCAGAGATCGTGCGACTGCCGCTTATCGATTCGAGCGTGATCCGGTACCGAGCGATGCAGAGATACTCAAACTCAAGCGCAAACATCCGGAGTTTTCCGAGCAGTCGATGTCTCACGTCGATCGCATGGTGCGGCTTTCCGGAGGGCGGCTGTGAGCGCAATGCCGCGCTTGATCGGCGTGAACTGCGAGCTCTGCCGGCAAAAGGGGCATGTTTGCCGGGCGCAGATCTTCGGCTCGATCAAAGTGCTGCGCAGCGGAGAAGAATGGGAGCGCGAAGCACCGCTCTGCATGCCGTGCGCTGACGGCGAGATCTGCTACTGGCAACGGGCGAAGCTTGGGGAGCTGCCGCCAGTGGCGGATGAGATCGATCTGTGTCGGATCCCGAAGGTGACGACGGCAGACTGGGACCTTCTTCGCAAGATCGCCTCTCGCGACGGCCAGGCGACGATCGACCCGGCGTTGAGGGCCCGAGCTCACAAGGACTGCGAGGAGATGCCGCTCGACGAGGTTTCGGAGAAGTATCAGGTCTCGATGCGAACGGCGCAGGGATGGAAGAGCGCACAGCTCCGAGCTCGCGCTCGCTTTCAGAAAAGGGCCGCGACGCCGGTCGCATCGGAGCATCATGGCGAGACTGTGGTGATGGCGCCGATGGCCGTGATGGGGGCCGAGCTTCTCGGAACTGGCGGTGCGCCTGGAAAGAAGAAGAAGCTGCAAGTGAGAAAAGCGCCGTGTTTGAAGTGCGGTCTGAGCTTCCCGCTTGACCGCATGGCGCAGCATCGGAAGTATTGCGGGATGGTTTTTGCACAAGCTAAAGATTGAGTGCATAAGACTCAACTAGCTGTCTGTGCTATATTGCTCATCGGAACGGAAAACAATCTGGACCCGGCAGGAACAAGATTCCTGGTCTCCACGTTAGCAGAGTAGTCGTAAGGGTAACTTAAACCTCGTCTAAAACGCTCACAATCTGCATTCCCGCAGGGGTGAAAGCCTCTGGTCAGGTTGCGTGCGTCCGCTCCTCGTCTTGCGCTTAATCGCGCATGCCAATGAACGCTACTCAACGGCGCGCCGCCGGTTCCGGCGAGCGCACGATCAACGTTTATCCGCCCGATACCACGCTGGGCTGGAACGTCATACGCCAAATCGAACCAGCGGAAGCAGCGAAGATGCTGTCTCTCGGAAAGGCCGACCTGGTTAACGACCAGTTTGGCAATTTCTGGGGCATCAGGATCCGCGCCAAATTCAAGACCGAAGAGGAGCTGGTCTCGCAGCCAGGTCCGACTTCGATCACGGCTCACGAGAGTCATCTCGTCGCCGGTCTCGGCGGCAGATCGCGGACGATGAATCTCCGCGAAGATGAAAAGCTCGCTCTGCAGGTTCCGGAAGATCCTGTCGAACGGGCGATTCGAAAAGTACAACAATGGCCGTTTCCAGCCTCGCGAATTGACGACGGATCCGGCGATCCCGTTTATGGCGATAGAGCGCCGCGGGTTTATCCGCATGCGGGGTGATGGAGCGAAATCTATCATGTCGATACCTCAAATTCAATGGACGGTCAGCGTCGGATCGATCATTCTTGCGGGATCCGTGCTCTCATCGGCTCTGGTCGCCGCTCGCGTCGTGAAGAGGCTCATCCACCCGATCAAGGAATTTATTAGCGAGCACGACGTTCTCTGGGAGGACTACAACCTTCGAACCGGAGGCGATTATCGCCGATCGACGGGCCGCGGAGGGCCTCCGGATCCGGAGGAGTTCTACCGCGATCACCGCCTCGCTCACCCACCAGCAAAGCATGAAAACGAACAAGGAGCCTTTCATGATCAGTAACATCTGGAACCATCCGAACACCTCGATCGCCGGCGCGCTCGTCGCGATCATGACGATCGGCGGCGTGCTCTCGCAGCAGGGCATCACGCTCGGTCATGCTGGAACTGGAACGGTAATCGCGCTGGTCGGCGGCATCTGCGCTGCGCTGCTCGGACTGCTTTCGCGAGATCCGGCTGCAGCTCCGGCAGGGGCGCCGTCAAAGCTCGGTATTTTGATGCTTTGCGCGCTGACGATCTCTGGAACGCTGCCGGTTTCCGGCTGCAATGGAGTGACGGTCGCCCAGGACATCGTAAACTGGGCGCCTGGCCTGCAAAGTGCAGTGCAAACGGTCGGCGCGACTGTCTCGATGCTTGCGCCGGCAGATGCGCCGATCTTTACTGCAGCGACGATCGGCTTTGACGCCGCTAGCAATCTTGTCATCGCCGGCGCGAAAGCATATCTTGCGAATCCGAGCGCAGGAGTACTCGCGCAGCTTCAAACGCAGATCACGACCTTTCAGGCAAACGCGGGCAGCGCTTTACTCACGGCAGCTCGGATCGTCGATCCGGCTTCTCAGACACTCGCTCTGGCAGCGATTAACGGCGTCGCGACGATCGTCAACGTGATCTTTGGCCTGGTCATGTCGATTAGCGGCAAAACAGCCCAGGCGACGATGTCGGCGATGGCAGCTCCACACCTGGCAGAGCTGAAACGTCAGATCCTCGACCAGCGCTCGATCGAGACAATCGCCCGGCATTATGACGAGCCGAACTTCGTGGCGCGCATGCAAGTCAACGGTGAGCTCGCACAGCTCTCGATGTCGGAGTTCTGATCATGGCGCAGGGGACTCCGCAAACCTTCGAAAACGTGACGCCGGCGCAGTACGCTTTGCTCGTTCAGAAAGCGGAAGCCGCCGGTATCGCGATTAGTGGCGCGAGCGGATCGGCGTCGAAGTTTGGCGTCGAACTAAGCTGGTTCTATCTGCCGCAGAAGCAGCAGCTCTCAATCCAAGTGCTCAGCACGCCGTTCTTTATGAGCGTCGAGAGCGTGCAGTCTAAGATCACAGGACTCGTGCAGGCGGCGCAGGCATGACGATTCAAGACCAGGTGATTCTCGCGCTGACAATGTGGCGCGAGAATCGCGGCGGCGGGATCGCTGGGATGCAGAGCGTTGCGAACGTGGTGATGAACCGCGCAGTTCAGCGCAAGACGAGTGCATTCGTCGAATGCCTTCGGCCGTTGCAGTTCTCAAGTCTCACCGCCAAGGGCGATCCGGAGCTCACGCTCTGGCCGCAGGAGACGGACGAGTACTGGGTCAGTGCACTCCTGCTGGCTGCGAAGGCTGCCGAGGGAACGCTCGAGGATATAACCGGCGGCGCGGATCTGTACTATGCGCCGAAAGGGCTGGTCACGACACGCGGGCAGAAGTTTACTCTGCCGAATGGTAATGTGATTCAGTTCCCCGATGGATGGAATGAGAATGCTGTCGTGTATACATGCACGATTGCAGATCAAGTCTTCTTTAAGTAAGGCTCTGCTCATCATGCCGTTCGCATCGAAGACTCCCTGCAGGAGCTGTAAGAAGCCGACGCACGGACCATACTGCGGAGCTTGCAGAGATGCAGGCAAAGCAAAGGATGGTCGACCAGGTTCGACCGAGCGCGGGTATGGATCCAAGTGGCAGAAGGCCGCCGCGGCCTATTTGAAGCTGCATCCGATCGCGGTCGACATATTCAAAGAGCACGGCCAGCGGGTCTTCGGCGCCGAGGTTGTCGATCACATCATTCCGCATCGAGGAGACAAGAAGCTCTTCTGGGATTCGAGCAACTGGCAGGGGCTCACGAAGAGAGATCACGATCGGAAGACAGCGATTGAAGATGGCGGATGGGGACGCTCATAAATACAGGGCAGACCAAGGACCCAACGGCAAGCGGAGACGGATGGGTGGGGATGGGGGGTCGAATCCCTGGGGACCTCGGGCGTTAGACCGTATTGGCCAATCATTTACACGGCCACAAAATCAAAAATCCGGGCAGTTCCGGGAAATCCCTGGGATCTGGCTCTGGTTCTTACGGGCAGCAAGGAAAGCACAAGGAGCTGCCCAGGAGGGCTTCGAAGAGATCGAGCGAAGCCGCGAAGGTTCCAAATGGCAGGAAGGCCACCGAAGCCGACGGAGTATCTCGAGCTAACGGGAGCGTTCCGCAAAAATCCGGCCAGGCGCAAAGCTCGCGCGGACGAACCGAAGCCGCCGAGCCCGAGCGTCGGACCACCCCCGGCGAAGTTCGACATCTTTTACCCGGAACTCGGGTACCAGCGCGCCGAGAAGATCCGCGCGGTCTGGGATGAGTGCGCGGCGATGTGGCCCTGGCTGACCTTCAGCGACCGGCACACGCTCGAGCGCTACTCGATTTTGAAGGTCGGCGAGGACGCGAGGACGCTGAACAACACCGAGAAGCGCATGATCGTCTCGCTCTGCAGCCGCCTCGGCGGCGACGGCGCCGGCCGCGCGCAGCTCGGGCAGCGTCTCTTGCCAGGCGCCGCGGTACCGAAGACGAAGACGGATCCGCGGGTGCTCTACATGGAGACTCGCAAGTGCGGATAAGGATCAATGGCACGCAAACCTCGGACCGTTGCCGAGAAGTACATGAAGGATGTGCTCGCCGGCCGGATCCTAACCTCGAAGCTCGTTAGACTGCAGATCGAGCGGCACTATCGCGACCTGAAGGAAGGAAAGGCTCGCGGCCTGGTTTTCGATCGCAAGGCTGCCCAGGACGTGATCGACTTCTTCCCGCTCTTCGTGACCGGGATCGATGGCGAGTACAAGGGGCAGCCTCTCATTCTTGATCCCTGGTGGCAGGCGCTGCTCTGGATCCTGTACGGATGGAAGCGCAAGGACGCAAAGGGCAAGAAGCTCAGGCGCTTCAAGTTTGCATATAACGAAGTCGGCCGCGGGAATCTGAAATCTCTCGTCGCCTCGGGGCTCTGCCTGTACGAGCTCTATGCATTCGGCGAGCCAGGCGCGCAGGTGTACTCGGCGGCGACCGATAAGAAGACGGCGAAGCTGGTCTTTGATACAGCCTCGACCATGGTTACGCAGTCGGACTACCTCCGCGAGCGGATCCTGGTCCTGAAAGACAATCTGACCGTTCTCGAGACGGCTTCGAAGTTCGAGCCGTGCGCCTCGGAAGATCAGAACCTGATGGGCCTGCGGCCTTCGTTTGTCTGCATCGACGAGCTGCACGTTCATCGGTCGGCCGGCGTGTGGGATGTCTTCACGTCGGCGATGGGCAAGCGCCGGCAGCCGTTGATGTTTGCGATTACCAATAGCGGCTACGACCGGAACTCGGTCTGCTTCAAGCAGCGCGAGTACCTGGAGAAAGTTTTGCTCGGCATCATTCCGGACGATACCTGGTTCGGGTGGGTCTGCGGCCTCGACGATGAGGGCCAGGGGGACTTTAACTGGGAGGACGAACGGAACTGGATCAAGTCGAATCCTTCTCTCGGCACGGCAGTGCAGATCGAGAATCTGCGCTCGGCGGCGCTCAAGGCGAAGGAAGATCCGAGCGCGCTGAACGCTTTTCTCCGCTTCCATCTTTGCGTGTGGACGACTTCACACTCGATGTGGATGCCGATGGACAAATGGGAGCTGTGCAAGTTCGAGATCGACCGCGAGCTGCTTCGCGGCCGGCGATGCTACACAGGGCTTGATCTTTCGACGACGACCGACATCGCGGCCTTCGTGCTGCTTTTCGATCCGACCGAGGAGGATCCACTCTGGCGGGTGCTTCCGTTCTTTTTTCTGCCGAAGGAGAACATCCCTTTCCGCTGCCGGCGCGATCGCGTTCCTTACGACGTGTGGGAGCGGCAAGGTCAGTTCATTCTGACCGAGGGCAACATCATCGACTATCGCGTGATTCGCAAAACGATCAATGATCTTGGGCTCGAGTTCGATATCGCTCAGATCGGCTTTGATCGCTGGAACTCGACCGAGATCGTAACGCAGCTCGGCGAAGAGGATGGCTTCGAGATGGTCAAGATCGGTCAGGGATACGGCAGTATGTTCGCCCCTACGAAACGGCTGCTCGAGCTCGTCATGACCCAGGTGCTCGCACACGGCGGGAATCCCGTCCTGCGCTGGATGGCCTCGAACGTGATCGTGCAGCAGGACCCGGCCGGCAACGTGAAGCCGAACAAAAAGCGTTCGAGGGAAAAGATCGACGGTATCGTCGCCCTGATCATGGCCCTGTTCGGCGCCATGGCTGCCGGCGCCGTGCCGTACACGGATCCGGAGATCGCCGCCGCTTGAAAGACCAGAATGATCTTCGTCGCGAGAGGCTGGAGAGTCTCGCTCTTGATACCGGAGTGCTCCTCGGCGTCCTGGCCATCGTCTTCGGGCTGTATCTCATCTATCGGCCGGCTGCCGCGATCGTAGGCGGCCTGCTCCTCGCTGGCGGCTGCCTGCTCGCGGGTTATGGCCGCGCACGGAAGGATGTCTGATGGGTCTGATCGATAGCATCTCGCGGGGAGCTCTGAGCCTGCGGGCTGATGTGAGCGGAACGCCGGCGCCCTGGGACGATTACTGGTATAACCCGCTCGGGACCGCATCGGCCTCGGGAATGCGCATCACGGAGACCTCGGCGAAGCGCGTCGCGACGGTTCTCGCCTGCGTCGGCGTGATCGCCCGCAATATCGGGACGCTGCCCTGCAAGATCTATACCGAGGGGCCGGATGGATCGAAGAAGCTGGTCGACCATCACCCTCTTTACAAAGTTCTGTACATCAGGCCGAACTATCAGCAGACGGCCTTCGAATTCAAACAGATGATGCAAGGGCATCTCGAGCTTCGCGGGAACGCCTACGCAGAGATCGTGCCCGGACCGCTCGGCGCCGTCGACCAGCTCGTTCCGATGCATCCGGACCGCGTGCACGTCGAGCGGCTCAAACCGTCCGGGCGCCTGCGGTATGTCTATAACGACCCGCTGACCGATAACACGCGGAACCTGGTCCAGGAGGAAGTCTTCCATCTGCGCAACTTCTGCGACGACTCGGCCGTCGGCCAGTCGACGATCGGCATGGCCTGCGACACCTTCGGGATCGCTCTCGCGCAGCAGGATTACTCGGCGCGCTTCCTGAAGAACGACGCGCGGCCGCCCTTCGTTTTCGAGGGTTCGAACTTCAAGAACAAGGCGGACCGCGACCAATTCGTCGCCAACTGGCAGGAGCAGCAGACCGGCGGCAACCGTGGCAAGGCCGCAGTTCTGCCGGTAGGAATCTCGATCAAGGAGCTCGGCATCAAGCCGATCGATCAGCAGCTTCTCGACGCGCGCAAGTTCTCGAGGATCGAGATCTGCTCGATCTTCGGCGTGCCGCCTCACCTGATCGGCGAGACCGAGAAGACAGCGACCTACGCGAGCGTCGAGCAGTTCAACATCATGTATGCAGTCCATTGCATCCTGGCGCGCCTGGTTCTCTGGGAACAGGCGATCCAGCGGGACCTCATTACAAGCGACAAATACTTCGCGAAGTTCTCGATGGCTGCCTTACTCCGCGGCGACACGGCGAGCCGCTTCGCTGCTTATCATCAGGCGATCGGCGACGGCTGGATGAACCAGGACGAAGTTAGGGCTCTCGAAGACATGAATCCGATGCCTGGCGGGATCGGACGCAATTACTGGCGTCCGCTAAATTGGGCGCCGCTCGCGCAGCTCTCTGCGCCGGCAGCTCCTGCAGGCGAGGCCGAAGAGAATGCCGACGCTGCGGACGACGATCCGAACGCCGGCGCCGACGAGACAGACACGGGAAACGAAGACGCCTCGGCGGCCGAGATCATTCGGCTGCGCCTCGAGGGCCTGGCCGTCGCGGCGGCCGGTCGCTGCGTGCGCAAGGAAGTCTCGGCGCTCCGCAAGATGGTCGAGCGGGGCGCGGACGGGTACCAGATCGGCGAGTTCTACGAGACGCATGCGGCTTTCGTCCAGGAGGTTCTGAACCTGGACCCGGCGACGCTTACGGCAGCTCGCGGGGGATTCTTCTCGAGCGCGATGGCCGTCGAGGGGTATCTGGCCCGCGGCGACAAGGGCGGCGCTCTTAACTTCATCGATCGGATCGCGGCGACCGAAGCAATCAAGCTCGGGCGCCTGGTCACTGGAGGATCCACGCAATGAAAAACGATCACATGACTCGCGCCCTGCGCGGACATCTCTGGTTCGCTTATGAGCCGAAGTTTCACGAATACCTCGCGCTGCTCGAGTTTGCGGCCGAGCAGCCCGAACGAGCTCGCGCGACGCTTTCCGCGATGGTTCAATCCGAGACGGAGCTCCGTGCAGCCCGCGCGCGGACCGTCACGGCCGGCAGCTCGGGCACCGTCGCCGTCGTGCCGCTCTATGGCGTGCTGGCGCATCGCGGCTCGATGTGGTCGATGTTCTTCGGCGGCGCGACTGTCGAGGGGCTGACCGATCAGCTTCGCCAGGCCGTAAACGATCCCTCGGTGAAGGCGATCATTCTCGATGTCGACTCACCTGGCGGCGACGTGGAGGGGATCGACGAACTCGCGAGCGAGATCTATCAGGCTCGGAAGCAGAAGCCGATCACGGCCGTCTCGAATTCGATGTGTGCCTCGGCCGCTTATTACCTGGCGAGCCAGGCCTCCGAGATCCTGGTCTCGCCGAGCTCGCTGACTGGCTCGATCGGCGTCTACACGGTCCACGAAGACGATTCTAAGTGTCTCGATAACGCCGGCGTGAAGCTGACCATGATCAAGTATGGCGAGAACAAGGGCGAAGGGAATCCATACGAGCCGCTGACAGACACGGCTCGCGAACATCTGCAGGAGATGGTCGACACCTTCGGGCAGCAGTTCGAGAAGGCAGTCGCCCGCGGCCGCGGCATCAAGGCCGAGGACGTTCATAAGAAATTCGGCCAGGGCAGGGTCTACGACGCCAAGAAAGCCGTCCAGCTCGGGATGGCCGATCGAGTTGGAACCTTCGACGACGCCCTGGCGAAGCATGGCGCGACCAGGTCCGTCGGCGCCGGAGCTCGCAGTGTGGTTCTGGTCGGGACCGGCGGCGTGCCGCTCGGGATCGACCTGGCCGCCGGCGATCTGGCTGCTTCTGCTGATGTGGGCGATCCTGACGACGATTGCTCCTGCACTTGCGAAGAGTGCAAGGCCGGCAACTGCGACGAATGCAGTCACGACGCCTGCGCGTGCGAAGGATGCACCTGCGATGCGGCGACGAAAGCGCGCAAGGCGAAGACGGCAATCGAGCGCCGCAAGCTCGAAGTACTCGCAGCTTAGGAGAATTCTTGTGATCGTGCCAGCCGCGGAGTTTATCGAGATTGCAGTCGACCAGGTGAAGCAGCTTCCGAAGGCGCAGCTCGCCGGCCAGTTAGAGGAGCTCGGCGACGCTCTCGGCCAGGGCACGTCGCCGGATCTGCGGCTCGGGTACCAGATCGGGCTGCAGACGGCGCGCGTCGTGCTGCAGGGCCTGCAGCCAGCGATGGACGCGAAGTTTTCACTTTGAGCCCGAAGGCTCATAGCTTAGGAGAATTCTTGTGATCGTGCCGGCAGCAGAGTTTATCGAGATCGCTTCCGACCAGGCGAAGCAGTTCGTGCGCGCCATCCTGATCGCCGCGGCTTTCGCGTTGCCCTTGTGGGCTGCGAGCTGTGGGGATGACGGCGGAACGCATTGTTACGCGCAGGCCGCGCCGGCGCAGATCTCGACCGATGCGCTCGAGGCGAAGTATGAGGCGCTCGAAAAGGAATTCAGGTCGACGAATGATCAGGCGAAGCTTGAGGTTTTGAATCGAGAGATCACGCAGATCTCGAAGGAACTGACAAAGAGGAACGAGGCTCAGCTCCGCGCCAATACCAAAGCCTTTGGCGCTTTGATGATTCAGATGCAGGAGACCCTGAAGGCCTACCGCCCGTCTAGGTGGGAACGGTTCAAACGAAAGATAGGGGCCTGGTGGGGGAAAGAGCCCGATATCGCCGAGCCTTTAGAGACAGCGGGAGGAACGCGACTATGATCGTGCCGGCAGCAATGTTTATCGAGATAGCTTCCGACCAGGTACAGAAGCTGGACCGGGCGCAGCTCCTTGACCAACTGAAGGAGCTCGGCTCGGCGATCGGGCCGGCTCGGGCAACCGAGCAAATTCAAGCGGGATACCTGCTCGGCCTGCAGACGGCTCGCGTCCTGCTTCAGGGCATGCCGGCGGCGGTTTTCAACAAAGTTTCAATCTGACGCGGCAGTCGCTCAGAGGGAACCTAATTTGATTCGAAAAAGGTCCGCAGATGCGGGCCTTTTCTTTTGAGCCCGACGGCTCATCGCAGCATCGCGCTTCAAACCGGGCCCGACGGCCTGGCTGCCGCAGCGCGCAACCGTCAACCCTTAACCGTTCTCGAAAGGAGAACTTTCCAATGATTGACATCAAAGCTCTGCGGCAGCAAAAAACAGACCTGGTCAAGAAGAACGCCGCGCTGCTCTCTGCGGCCGAGTCCGCGAACCGGGATCTGACGCCTGCCGAGAATACCGAATACGAAGCGAACAATACCGCTCTCGCTTCGTTGAACACACGCATCGCTCGCGCCGAGACGCAGATGGACGCCGAGCGGAACGCGCCGGCATCTCGCACGATCGAGGTTGGCCACAACAATCAAGAAGATAAGCCTTTCCGCAGTATGGGCCAGCAGCTCGCGCTTTATGCCAAGGGCGTCAAGGCGCTCGAGGTCGGCCGCGCGCACCTGGTCGATCCGCGGATCCAGGCAGCCCTCGGAACCTCCGAAAGCGTGCCGTCCGACGGCGGCTTTCTGGTCGAGCCCGAATACGATGCGGCTCTTTTGCAGCGCATCTACGATTCGGGCGAAGTCGCCAAGCGCTGCAAGCGGATGGCGATGAAGTCGGCCCGCATGATCATCAATGCAGTCGACGAAGACAGCCGTGCGGACGGCTCACGGTGGGGCGGCGTTCTGTCCTACTGGCTGGCCGAAGCGCAGACCTACGCGGGAACAAAGCCGAAGTTTCGCGAAGTGCAGCTCGTCGCGAACAAGCTGATCGCTCTCGTCTATGCGACCGAGGAGCTCCTGGACGATACGGACCTGCTCGAGAGCTACGTGAACGAGATCGTCCCGCAGGAAATCTCATTCCAGCTCGACGCCGCGATCATCAACGGCACGGGCGCCGGGCAGCCGCTCGGCGTGCTGAACTCGCCCTCGACGATCGTCCAGACCTATGCGGCCGGCGAGGGCTCGTCCGGACATCCTCCGTCGACGGACGACATCCTGGCGATGTACTCGCGTCTGTTCGCGCCGTATCGCAAGAATGCCGTCTGGTTCATCAACCAGTCGCTCGAGCCTGGCCTCCTGCCGCTGACCTTGGGATCTCCGTCTCTCGGCCAGTACCTGATCTACACGCCTGCCGGCCTCAACGGGAACAACTCGCCGTTCGGCCGCTTGTTCGGCCTTCCGGTGATCCCGATCGAGCAAACGGCCTCTGTCGGCATCGCCGGCGACATCATCCTCTTTGGGCCGGACGGGTACCTGCTCACCAACCGGAACGAGCTTCGTGCAGACAGCTCGATTCATGTCGCATTCCTGACCGGCGAGAAGGCTTTCCGCTTCGCATACCGGGCAGACGGTCAACCCTGGTGGAAGAAGCCGCTCACGCCGTACGCCGGCGTCGGCGGAACGACTCCCCCGACACTGTCGTCGACGGTCGTTCTCGAGACCAGGTAAGCGGCCTTCGCCTTCGAAGCGCGCTCGCAGCCCAAGTGCAGCTCGCGCGCTCCGTCAACCATTTCGCCTGACACTTTGAGGAACTAGAGAGGATCTCAAAATGAGTGCAAAAGGTTTTTGGATTACTCAGGATGGCCATGTCGCCAACCTGATCCCCCCCGTGAGCGCGGCCGCCGCAACCAAATCGGCGCGCTTCAATATGGCAGAGTGGGCGCATGCGTCCATCTTGCTCCAACTCGGCGTCGCTGGCGGCCCATGCGGCGCGATCACTGTGCTGGTTTATGCGGCGGTGACCGGCGGCTCGGGCGTCGCGATCCCGTTCAAGTACTTTGAGCAGGAAGCTGCGACCACGCCGTTCGATGTCTTCGGCGCGCTGAATCAGGCGACGGCTTCGGGCTTCACGCCTGGGAACACATCGAGCGAGAACATCGCGGACGCGCTTTATGCGATCGAGCTCGATGCTGCTGATCTCCTGGCTGCAGCAAACGGGACCTATGTCGAACTCGACATCGCCGTCGGCTCTCTGGGGTCCTCGGCGCTGCTCATCAGCTCGATTGCCCTTCTGTCGGCTGGTCGTAACACTTCCGACCAGTCTCCGTCCGTCCAGGTCTAATCGACTGGATCTTCTAACTCGAGTACTCGAGAGCTCCGTGGGGAGCTCTCGAGCTCGGCTTCATTGCTTTAGGAGGGGATGTAAATGGCAAACCAGCGAGTTACAGCGACGCAGGGCTTCGTCCTGCCCGCCGACGAATCAAACAGCACGCCCTGGGGCGCCCCTGTGGAGATTCTCTCCGAGGATTTCATCAAGCTCGACGCGATTCTTTCGACGGGCGGCGGTGGCGGTGGAGACTTATCCGGCACACTAACCGCTGGAACATACCCGATCGCAAGCGGGACGCATGCGCTTGCCGATGGGACTATCGACTTTGGCGTTACCGCTGCAGAAGCATTAACAATGCACAATTCTGGGTCCGGCGGTCTACAAATTCTTGATAACTCTTTTACCGGATTACTTATTGAAGAAAGAGGAAGAGGGGGATCGGCCGCGGCAATCAGCATAATTCTCGCAAATGCACTTTCAACCGCGCCCATCTTAATTGAAAACGCCGGTTCGGGCGGAATTCAGTTGGCAGGCGTACCGGGTATCGGAACGGCCGGAGTGGTCGCGGCTGATGTCTCCGGCAATCTATCGGTAACCGCGGCCGGGAGCGGCGATCTATCCGGCACCCTGACGCCCGGCGTATACCCGGTTGCGAGCGCGCCGAATACAGTCGTCGACGGGACGATCGACTACGGAGTTTCAAACACTAACACACTTACAATAGCCAACACTGGCGCGGGCGGCCTAACTGTTAATGATACTTCGTCTGGGGGTATGTCTCTTGTCGAGTACGGAACTGGACCTGTCCATCTTCAAATAGCTGACAGCTCTTCGTCCGCCAGCATCATCATTGTCAACGCCGGTACAGGCGATGTTGATTTAGGGACCGATACTGGCGACGTAAATCTCGCTGCTGCTGGCAGAATAACTCTCGCCGCCCCTACACTGACTGTAGCCGGAATTACCGGCGTGGGTATGGCTGGTGTGCTCGCAGTCGATACCGGGGGCAATGTGACGGTCGCTGCCGGCTTGACCGTCGTGATCGTAACCGCCGCATTGACCGCTCTCGGAGCACAGGGAAGCATGACGTTTACGAACGGAATCCTGACGGCGCAAACGCCTGCAACCTAATCGAGGGAAAACGCATGAAGGCGGTCGGCGCGTCAGCTCGCGCAGGTCGCCTTCGACGGTACGAACTGGCAGCTTATTTCTGTCTGACGGGAATCCATGCTCATCAAGCTATTACTCGGCCGGCATGCCGGCGAGGTCTGTGACATTTCGAACGAAGTCGCGCTCGATCTGATTAACATCGGGCGCGCGACTCGCGCATTTAACGAGCAGGCCGATCGCGGGCCTCGCCTGGCTGCGGCAGCGCAGCCGGCGATCGCGATCGAGCCCGCGGCCGGCAGAACGAAGGCCTCGAGATCTGCAGCAAAGAAAGGCGGGACCAGGTGAGCCAAAGCATCGCGCTTATCGCCGGACCAGTCGCCGAGCCGGTCACGCTAAACGACGTGAAGCTGCAGCTCGGCTTCGGCCCGATGCAGGACTCCGATCGCGCCGCTGCCTCGATCCTGAACGACAAGCTCCGCGCGTTCATCATCGCCGCGCGCCAGGACTGCGAGAACTGGACGAATCGGGTCTTTTACACGCAGCGCTGGATCCTGCGGCGCGATTCTTTTCCAGGTCACAATCTGCGGTACGAGTGGAACGGATACCCTCAGATCGACCTGCCGAAGCCGCCCTTTCAATCGATCGACTTCTTCAAGTACATCGATGTGAACGGCACGCCGCAGACCTTGACGCAAGACACGACCTATGGAACGAATCCGGCGAATCCTCAATACGGGTACCAGCTCGAGCGCGGCAGCGAAACGCAATTCGGCCGGCTGCTTCCTCCGTTTGCGCGGCCCTGGCCGCCAACCAGGATGGTTCCGGCGAATGTGATCGTGCAGTTCCGATGCGGATACGGCGGCCCGATAGGGGTCACGCTCGGCGCGAGCTCGGCCCTGCTGACCGTTGTCAGCGGGATCCCGTCGACTTTCAACTTCGACGACGCTCCGCTGCTTCCTGGCGAGACCGGCACGCCGATCTCAATCCCTGGCGCGGGGCCGAGCGGCGGCCCGCTGAACACTTTCATCGCTTCCGTCAATCCATCGAACGGCCACGCGACTCTCGCGGCCGCATCGACCGGCGCCGTGACAAACGTCCAGGCCTGGCTCGGCCAGCCGCTTCCTGCCGTGATTCCGACGGCGATCAAGATGCTGGTCGAGTTCTATTACGAGCACGGCGGCTGTGAGGATGTGCCCATGCCGCGCGTGATCGAGAACCTCCTCGAGCCCTACAGAAACTTCGTGAGCTGACAATGAGCGCATACGATCTAACGACTCTCGGGAATGCGAAGGCCTGGCTGCCGATCGTGTCGACGAACACGAACGACGACCCGACGATCTCGCGGCTGATCACGGCGACGAGCCAGGACTTCATGCGCGCGACCAAACGCCCGGATCTTCTGCAGGCGAGCTATACGGAAGTTCATCAAGGCGACGGCTCGCCGCGCATGATCGCCTTTCACTGGCCAATCACGGTGATCACCACGCTCACGATCGGCGGTAACGCGATCTCGGAAAGCTCGAACAAGATCGCGCCTGGCTGGTACCTCGACCAGGACATCGATCCCGAGCTTACCTGGAACATTTACCTGAACGGCTTCGCGTTCACAGATGGCGCAGCGGTCGCGCTCGCTTACGAGGCCGGATACATGCAGCCAGGAGCGGCCGTCACGCCGCCCGAGATCGCGCTCCCTGAAGACATCGAGCAGGCCGTTCTCGACTGGATGTCGTATCGCTACAAGAACAGGCCGAACGTCACGACGACGCAGCGGCGCTCGAGCGAGGGCGAGTCCGCGCAGACCGAGATCATCGACGCGCCTCCGAACGTGCTGAGCGTGATCGAGCGCTATACGCGCGAGCGACCGTCGATCGATCGCCGGCAGGAGAAGCGGCAAGAGCGCGAGGCGCGCTCGCCATACGCGAAGCAAGGGAAGAAGCGATAGATGCTGCAGGTTGTCGTCGAGCGCCGCAGCGTCGACTCGGCCTTCGCTTACATGGAGCGCACGAGGCAGAGGATCTTCCAGAAGATGCGCGAGGGCATGCAAGAAGCGATGGAAGGCCTCGCCGCAGAGGCCGTATCGCAGGCCACGGCGGCCGGGATCCAGCCTCGCACGGGGCAGCTCTTCGAAGACATCCTGGCCTCGCCGAAGGTTCGCGAGACCGCGGAGCTCATCCGGGGAACGGTCTCGGCCGAGAGCGACATGACGATCGGCGGCCGCAAGTTTCGCGGATATCTGGGCACGGCGCTCGATGAGGGATACAACGTCCCGAGCTTCGACTCGAAGGTGTTTCAGTTCACGTCCGCGGACGGCAATACATTCTTTACTCGCGGTCACGTCGCTTTCGACGTGAAGCCGCATCCGTTTCTTCATCGCGCGAAGGAAGCATTTACTGCGCCGATCCTCGAGATCATCGAGGCGAAGATCGCCGAGGCTTACGAATGACGATCACAGCTCTCGCATACCAGCCGATCAATCGCGAAGCGATATGGGCGAGCTGCTTCGCGTGGCTGCAATCGCAGCTCACGGCGCCGGCCTGGACTCCGAGCACGCCCGTCGCGCAGGGATACATCGCTCTCGATCCGATGGGACATCGTCAGCGGGCCGTCACTGCCGGCACGACGGGCGTCGCGGCGCCGGCCTGGAACGACGCCGGCGGCACGACGGCGGACGGATCTGGCCTGACCGCTTTTACCTGGCAGGATCTCGGCCAGGGCTTTACTTCGATGGGTCGCAAGCATATCGCGCCTCCGGAGCTTTCGACGGCCGACCAGCCTGCGCTCTTCCAGGTCGCCGGCCGTGAGATTCACATTCCGCAGAAGCCGCCAGGCGCGCCCTTCAAGCTCGTTCTTCGCGGCTTTCTGATCGTTTACGCATTCGGGCCGACCGTGAACGAGAACATCGGCACCGAGCAGCTCCTCGGCGAGACGCAGCTTAACCAGCTACTCTTCGCGATCGATAAGGCACTGGTAATCGACGACATCGGCAGCGGAAAGTTTACGCTCGGCCGGACGGTCACGCATTGCTGGATCGAAGGCGACACGGATCTCGATCCTGGGATCTTCGGTCCGCAGGCCGCGGCGATCCTGCCGCTGAATATTTTGGTTTGAGAGGTTCTTATGGCAAGTCTCATTGATTCCGAGAAGCTCGCCGCGAAAATCGGCGCCGGCTTTCAATTCGGTACAGGCGTCGATGTCGCCGGCGAGCTGCGCAAGCTGGCCGCAGCGATCGAAGCGAGCGATGTCGCCGTTCAAAAGGTGACGCTCTATCACACGGCCAACGTCGAGGACTTCAAAATGACCGGCCTCGTTCTGCTATGGGCCGAGAAGGTAGAAGCAGAGCGCCAGGCTCGCGCTTACCTGGCGAAGCATTCGCCGCCGTTTGAAAAATCTTCCGAATCTGCCGGCTGATCCGCTCCGCGGTCGGCTCAACGTCAACCATTTAACCTGACGCCCTAACGGGCGCCCTGGGAGAGAAAAACCATGCTCAATCCTCAGTTTGGCTCTGGGGTGCTTTACGGCGTCCCGAATCACGGCAATCTCGCCACTAATCCGACTCCGCTTCAGTTCGGAATCCTGCAGGAAGTATCGGTCGAGCTGAAGGCCGATCTCAAGAAGCTCTTCGCTATGCAGCAGTTTCCCGTCGCGAAGGCTCGCGGAAAGATCGCGATCACGGGCAAGGGAAAGATCGCCTCGCTCGATCCGTTGTTTTTCTCGCAGCTCTATTTCGGGCAGAACACTTCTAGCGGCGTCAACCGTCCGGTCTATAACGAGTCGCATGCAATCGGCTCGTCGGTCTCGACCACGCAGATCAAGGCTGGGACGGATCTCGGCGTGATCAATGGTACGACCGGCGTGCCCATGACTCCCGTCGCTTCAGCGCCGGCTGTGGGCCAGTACGTCTTCACGCCCTATAACTCTGTCGGGCCCGTCGACGCAAGCTATGCTTTCAACTCGACCGACGTGACGAGCGCATTCCCCGTGCTGCTGAACTATCAATGGCCGGACACGGTCGGCACGACGCTTGCGATCTCGAATCAGCTCATGGGCTACGCGCCGGAGTTCACCGCGCTTCTGTATAACGACTTCCGCACCAACATGTTCGCTCTCGAGCTGAATTCCTGCATTCTCGGATCGATCTCGATTCCGACGAAGCAGGAAGACTTCTGGATCTCGGATTTCGACTTCGAGGCGACTGCGGACGCTTCGGGGAACGTTCTCAGCCTGTTCTCCGACCAGCTCTAAACCTTAACCGGGCAAGAAGGCCGCCGGCGTCCTACCAGGCGCCGGCGGCGCACCGCAGCCCTCACAGATCTCTCAGGAGAAGACCATGCAGAAGCTGAAATATCTCGGCGTGCCGATCTATATGAACGGCCAGAATTACTACATTCCCTCACTGACGATGAGTGAGATGCGAGCAAACTACGATCTCCTCACCACATCGCCGGAGGACGGCGCGAGCCCGTTCGCCTTTTTCGACGCGTTCCTTCCCGTGATTTTGCGGGGCATCAATCGGAACTATCCAGAAGTGACGAAGGAGCAGCTTGAGGAGTGGCTTGACCTGACCACCCTCCGGCTTGCGGCCAGGGCCGTGCAGTCTGCCAGCGGCCTGACTCCGGTTTCCGAGGGGGAATAGCGTCCGGCGGCGGTTCCAAGATCGATTGGCCCTGGATCTATGGCCGAATCGTAACCGCTACCGGATGGACTTTCGACACGCTCAACGAGACGAGCTTCTCGGATGTCATCGAGCTACTCAACTATTGGGGAGAGGAGCCACCGACGCACGTCCTGCTCGCGCTGCGCTACCTGGGCAAGAGCAAGAGGGGCAACAAGCCGGACGAAGCTAAAGCTCGTCAGGACATGGGCGAAATGGCGGCGATCTTCGGCAAGCAAGCGCAGCCGATGCCTGAACACCTGAAGGCAATCCTTCGGCAGGCCGAGGCAATGAAGAAAGAAAAGAAGGGGCTCTGAAATGCTTGAGGTCAAGATTGATCCGGCCAGCGTCGCCTCGACCGTCGGGTACCTGGAGGCGGTCAAGGGGCGAATCCTTGCAGCGGTGCGGGTGGGCATGGCTGAAGGTATGGAATTGCTTGCCGGTAATACCGTGGCTGAACTGACTGCGGCGGGGATCCAAAGCCGTACCGGGGGGCTCGTCGAAGGCATCCTTAAATCGCCTCGGGTTACCGAGGATGCGAACGTCATCAGGGGCCGGGTTACCGCGTTCGCTCCTGTGAAGGCAAAGGGCGGCGAACTCTATTACAACAATCTCGGCAACATTCTCAATATGGGTTTCAGGGATCCGAATGTGAAATCGCCTATGCATCAGTTCACCGCCCCGGATGGAGAAACGTTCTGGGCGCGGGGCCACGCTGCCTTCGATGTAAAACCGCACCCGTTCTTCCGTCGGGCCGTCGAAGTCTCGGAGTCGCCGATCATGGATATCATTCGAAGTCGGGTCGCGGAAGCCATAGACCAATGACCGGCGTATAATCCTCGTGCATGGAGGGTTGTACGCTATGAAACCTGGAGGCATGGGGCGGTTCATTTTAGTATTGCCTTTTCTTTTGTCTTGCATGATTGCATCCTCGCAGGATCTAACACCCGATTGGGTCGGAGAAGGATTCTTTAGCTGCCATGAAACGGAAATGCTCGCAGCGCATTTCCGAAACGACACATTTTACGGAGAGGGAAGCGAGCCAGCGCCATCACCATTGACGCACTTCAAAGTGGTCGATTTGCGCATTCAAGAGGATGGCGAGAAATATGTTTCGGTCCTGCTCCTTCTGGAAAGCAGCGTCGGCGTCAAGACTGTGATTTTGGCGAAAACCGTCTTCAAAAATAAATTTGGCCGCGCAAACTTTGGCCTTATTGCCAGTGCTTATTTTAGGGGAATGAAAGACATCCCCGCTGACTGGTCCACGGGGCAGCGAGCAGCGATCCAGAATCGCGCAGTGATTGTAGGCATGGATCGTCACCAGGTGGTCTGCGCAGTTGGATATCCGGAGCATGTCAACGACTATGGGAACGGGCTGACTCAAGAGGTCTACGATGACGGGGCCCTCTTGATCTACTGGGGATCGTCCGGGTTGGTGACGAACATTCAGACTTTTCGTTAATTGTTTAATCTGATCACAGCTCAACCGTGAGCCCCGCACATGCGGGGCTTTTCTATTGGAGGAAACATGCCGGACGGGATTCTATCAATCGGCGCCGTTTTTCAGAAAGCTCAGCTCGAAGGCGATTTCACTGAAGCTTCCGAGATGGTCAAGAGCGCTACAGAGGGCTGGTCGATGGCCTTCGAATCCTCAAAGAAGGCGACGCGCGATGCCGCGCTGGCCATGCAGGAATCGGTAAGAGCCTTCGCCCAGGACGTAAACATCAATGCCGTGAAGGCTGCCGAGGGCTTGAAAAATCTCGCTGGGGCTCAGAATGAAGTTCGCATGGCCGCTCGGCTGATGAAGGACTCTACTCTCGATGCGAGCTACGGCATCACCGCGATGGCAAGTGCCCAAGAAAAATTGGCCTTTGCAAGTGCAGAGGTCGCGCCCTCCCTCAAGGCTCTTGCAGCCGAGGCGGCCGCGACCGCAACAGAGACCGTAGTCAGTGCCAACGGCATGGCGGCCGGGTTTGCGGCGGCTGCTTTGAAAGTCCGCGAATCTCTGGGGCTGATGCAGGAGAAGCTCGTCGAAACGGCCGAGACGAGCAAGCTTAGCACCGAGGGGATGACGGCTGGCTTCGCCGGCTTCGGATCGCTCCTTGGGCTGGGAATAGGGGCGGCGATCCTGCTCCATGTCGGTGATGAGGCCGCGAATGCGCTGGTCGAGCTGGGCCACCTCGCGGAGAAGACGAAAATGACCGTGAAGGATCTCTCTGGCCTTCACCAAATTGCCAAGGAGATGAAGAGCGATTTCGATCCTATAGCGACCGGCATTGGAAGGATGGAAAGGAACCTCGCGGAGTCGGCTGCGCCGTCCCAGGCGTTGATCAACGCACTCAATGGCATCCACCTTAAACTTGCAGAGTTGAAGGGAATCGGGACGGAGGCTCAACTTCAAAAGATAGCCACAGCCTTCGCGGAAACCACAAACGGCGCCAATCAGTCTTCTGCCGCGCAAGCTCTTTTTGGCCGCGGCGGGCAGGCCTTGATTCCGATTCTTCACGCCCAGGGCGCGAAACTCACCGACAACATCAAGCTGAAAGCAAAGGATACAGGCGTAACTGAAGAGGCCGTCGCAGCCGCCCAGGAGTGGATCCGGAGTATGGCGATCCTGAGCGAGGAGTTTCAGCGATTCGCCAACATCACAATCGAGCATATTTACCAGATCGAAGCGGCATTCGACGCGATGGGCGCGGTGTTTCAGACGGTTTTCGAAGGGATCGGGACCGCGTACACCTCGTTCGCGAAGGAATTCGGCGCGCTCGGCAAGACCTTCTATGACGTTATGACGATGAACGTCACGGCGCTCGGCGAAGACGTGAAGAACGTCATGCATGCGGCCGTCGATGAGACGAAGGCCGGCGTCAAAGACATCGCGGATGCCTGGAAATCGGTTGGGCAGCTGTGGAACAAGAAGCCCGTCGGTATATCTGAACCTGTCGACAAACCCGATCCGGACTCTGTACCAGGGTCGAAGGGCACCCATCACGCGGCGATCCGCCGCGATGATGAGGCTCTGAACGCGCTAAAGATCGATCACGAAGTTACGCTCGAGGAAGAGATCGCCTTCTGGCAGAAGCGCCTGGCTGTCGTCAAGAAAGGCTCGGAGGAATACAAGGACATCGTGGCGAAGCTCGCGCCGCTCATGCAGAGGGAAGATCGCAAGCGCCTGCGCGAAGCTCCGCAGCCGCCGCAGACACAATCGGAGAACCTCGGCCTCGAGAACGCGAAGAAGGAAGACGAGATCAATCCGTCGAGCACTGCCGGTCAGTACCTGGCGGCCCTCGACGCCGAGGTGAAAGCGACGAAGGCCGCGATCAAGGAAGATATCGCCGCGGTGCGCGAGGGCGCCGAGGAAAAGATCAAGTTCGCCGAACAGGACTATCAGGAGGTCGAAAAGAATTCTGAATTTGAAGTAAAGATGGGCCGCATGACGGAGACGCAGCGTATCGCAGCGCTGAAGGCTGCAGCCGCCCAGGAGAACCAGATACGTCAGCAGCAATCGCAATTTATCGCAGCTCTCGACATGAGCGCCGCGAAGAAGTATCAGCAAGACCTGGCGCGCCAGGTTGAATACACGAAACAATTCGCCGCGATCATCCGGCAGCTCAATGAACAGTTGGCCCTCGATTTCCAAAAAAGTTGGAAGCAAGGCCTCGACAAGATGAACGCCGAATTCAATGCTGATGTTGCCAAATGGATCGTCACCGGGCAGGGCTTCGAGCAATCAATGGCGAAGCTAATGGCGGGGATATCAGAAAATTTTGTTAAGAACCTGATCAGGATGATGGAGCAGGAGATCCTTGCGGCAATCCAGCACAAGTCGTTAATGAAAACACAGATCATGAACGATGCGAAGATCGCGGCCGCCGATGCGTTCAAATGGGCGAGCGGATGGGGCGGCCCGATCGCCGGCGCCGTGGCGGCCGGGGCGGCCTTCGCGGGCGTGATGGCCTTCGATTCGTTCGCCGAGGGCGGCGTTGTCGGCGGGAGCGGTCGCATGGGCGTCCCGATCCTGGCGCATGCCGGCGAGCGCGTGCTTTCTCCGGCCCAAACAGCCAACTTCGAGCGCATGGTGAATCACAGCTCTTCGACATCGAGCTCGACTACTCATCTCCACTATGAGCCGAAGGTCAGCGGAAACAATAAAGCAGAGATGCGGTCGACGCTTCGCTCGCACGCCGACGACATTCTCGACATCGTTCGCCAGGGTTATCGCCAGGGGTCGCTCTCAGCATGACGCTCGCCGTCTTTCCGACACTTCCAGGCCTCACGTTTCCCGTGCTCAAGGCGGCCGACTTCGACACGCTCGTCTCGACTGCACCGAATAAGTACGAGTCGCGGCTGCCGCAGACCGTCAATCCGCTTTGGAGCTGGCAGCTCGTCTACGACTTCCTGCGCGACTTCCCTTCGCCTGGCTTCACGGTCTCGGAGCTGCGCACGCTGCTCGACTTCTTTCTCTACCAGGGCGGCCAGGCCGGCGAGTTCCTCTTCACAGATCCGGACGACAATTTTGTTGGGCCCGCGCTGGTTCCGATTACGCTAGTGCCGAATACTCCGCTCGCGCAGCTCGCCCTGGTCACTGACGGCGCCGGTCATTGGTTCTCGCCGATCCAGCGAACCTTCGGCGGCCTGTTCTACGAAGACATAACCGATCTAAATGGATCGATCGCGGTCTATGCGAACGGGACGCTCGCGACTGTCGGCGGCGCCCAGGGGAACTATCAGGTCCAGGGACCCGGCCTGGCGATCCCAGGCGCGAGCTACATGGGGCTTTATCTGGCCTGGGGAAACAACTTCGGGACGAACATCTGGCAGCCGAGCATCAGCTACTCGCTCGGATATTCGTTCATCGATCCAAGCGGCCATGTGCAGAAGGTGACGACTGCCGGCGGCGCAAGCGGATTGCAAGAGCCGTTCTGGAACGACTTGGGCGGCACTACGACCGACAACCTCGTCACCTGGACCGATCAGGGATACAATCCTGCGCCCGCGGCGCCGATCACCGCACAATTCAACTTCTATTTCAGAGTCCGCTTCGAGATGGACTCGCAGGATATGGAAAAGTTCTCGAATCAATTCTGGACGATCGGCGGATCAGAGAGCCAGAAGGGCTCAGGCCAGATCAAGCTCGTCCAGGCCAGGCCGAATCCCTTATAGAAAGCAGCAACCCTCACAGGAAAGGAAATCCCTCAAGGTGAATACGAACCTTTACATCATCACGCCCATTTTCAATCCCTTCGATTTTCAGTCGCGGATACGCCTCTATCGCAACTTCGCGCGCCACATGGAAGACAGCGGCGCCAGGCTCTTCACGATCGAAGCGGCCTTCGGCGATCGTGCTTTCCAAGTGACCACGGCCGACAACCCGATGAACTGCCAGGTGCGCACGAATCAGATCCTCTGGCACAAGGAGCGGATGATCAACCTTGCCGTGGCGAGGCTGCTGCACGTCGTGCCCGATGCGCGCTTTCTCGGGTGGTACGACGCCGACGTGACCTTCGCGAATCCGGATTGGGCCGCCGAGGTCACGCACAAGCTCACACACCTGTCTGTAATCCAACCTTTCGCGACCGCGATCAATCTGGACAGCTCCGACGGGTATATGTGGAACTGTCCCTCGTCGATGCGATCGTTCATTCAGGGCCGCGGCTTCCATCAGGATCCGCCGCTGCCTGTTTCCTATACCTACAAGGGGCATCCCGGTCTCGCCTGGAATCTCACGCGCGAGGCCTTCGACGGGCTCGGCGGTCTTTACGATGGCTGCATCGCCGGCTCGGCCGACACGATCATGTCGAACGCTTTCAAGGGAGATTGGTCCGTCTATCTGCCGGCCAGGCAGTCGCAGCCGATGATGGATTCGATGGCGGCCTGGCAGGAGAAGGCTAACAAGTATGTGCGCGGCCGGCTCGGCTTCACTCGCGGCTGCCTGCTCCATCACTGGCACGGCGCGAGCGGCGATCGCGGATATGAACAACGCTGGTCGATCACGTCTTTTCATCGCTACGATCCGAACGTCGACATCGTTCTCGACTCGAATGGTCTCTACAAGTGGGCCGGCAATAAGCCGCGGCTCGAGGACGATATCCGGCTCTCTTTGGGAGCCCGCAACGAAGACGCGGTCTAAGGTCAGCAATGCGCAAAGTAATCAATGGAGCCGGCGTCGACAAAACGGCGCAGACGCAGGCGTGGCTCATGACGACCGCGGATCCGCTTCTGCGTGATCTGATCCTGATCGGCGAGCCGGACGATCCAAAATCGATTCGGCTCACGACTCACGAGGCGCCCGTTCTCTACCCTCCGTGGGGAACCTTCCAGCCTGCCGTCGTGAAACGCGGGATGGTAACGGCCCAGATTGGTCTCGACGTTCAATCGCTCTCTGTGACCTGGTCGAAGTACTCGCAGGCGAGAACGGTGAACACGTCGACGGCCTCGCCGGCGCAGCTCGCGCAGCTTCACTTCTACGACAACAAACCTGTGCGGATCTTTCGCGCCTTCATGGCGGCGCCAGGCGATGTTATGACGTATGGTTGCGCCGACTGGTTCGGCGGCCGGATCGACACGGTCTCGGTCGAACGCAACCAGCTCACCTTTAACCTGAAGAGCTTTCTGAACGTCGTCACGCAGAAGACGCCGTCGACGGTGATCGAGGCGACGAACACGCTCGCCGGCACGATCGCGGTCACGATTCCGCCAGGCGACGCGAGCGCGCCGGTCTTTGCCTGTTACGCCGGCTCGACGGAAGACTTCATCATTGCCGACTGCCTGACTCCGGTCGCGAACAAGATCTACTCGGGGAACCTATTCGCGGGCGGATACATGATCTTTCTCTCAGGCGCCGGATCTACCCTGGCCGGCTTCTGGGCTGGGATCGGCCAGAATGGCATGTTCACGGATGGGCACGGCAACCATCACTCGGAGTTCGAGATCTACCAGACCGCGCCCTGGCCTCCGACGCCGACCGTCGACTCGTTCTATGTCTCGATGTCGGCGCCGATCAATCTTGGGGATCCTGGTTCGCTTCCGTTCCCCTATGTCCCGAGCCCGCAGCAGAGCTTTTAAGGTGACGATGAGCGTCTCCATACAATCCGCCCGCGCCGGTATGGTAAGCCGCCCTGCTGCCGTCGCGATCGCTCGCTCATGGATCAAGACGCCTTATATCCTGGGGGGCGCCGTTAAGGGCGCGGGCTGCGACTGCGCGACCATTCTGGCCGAGTACCTGATCGAGATCGGCAGGACGACGCGCGAGGAGCTCGGCGAGCTCGGGATCTATTCGAGTGACTGGTTCTGTCACGCCTCGAGCGAGCGTTATCTGCGCGGGCTGATGCGCTTCGGCAAGCTGGCGGCGGAATCGTTCTGCAGGCCTGGCTCGATCGCGCAGCCTGGCGACCTGGCTCTGTTTCGCGGGCAGGGCAGCAAGCTCTTCAACCACGGCTCGATCGTGACGGCGTGGCCCTATGGCGTGCATGCATACGGCCGCGACGTTCGCGAGGTCGATCTCTCGACTCACGTTCTAACCGGCTGCCGGCCGATGGCCGTCTTCGATCCGTTCGCCCCATCTTCGGGCGAGGAGTAACAAATGCAGGGATTCAAAACACAAGCCGCGCAGAAGCCGACAGCCTTCGGATCCCTGCTCGGGGCCGGCGTCTATGGATCGACGATTCCGGTCTATTACGGCATGACGGCCGGGGCGCCGTTGCCGATATGGGCGGCGAATCTCATCCAGGGCGGCCGGTCCGGCAAGAAGTTTAAGCAGATGAAGAAGGGCGTCGTCGGTTATGTCGAGAACATCGACATGCTCGTCGGGCACAATCCCGTTCGCGGGATCGGCCAGGTCACTCAGAACGGCGGCCTCTTTCCGCTGCGCCTGATCTCTGCGGCACTGAGCGACCCTGGGGGTCTCGGCGCAAATGAGGCCTACATCGTCGGGCCTGGCGGCGTCGCGGATCCTACCCTGCTCAACGTGATCGCGGTCACTTATCCGACGACCTATTCGATGAACGTCGACGACTACGGCGGAGGCGGCCCGCAGACGCTCACGGGAACCTGGGAAGTGCCGCTCTGGAACGAGCTCGAGATCGGTCCGGATCCGACCAAAAGCTCCGCCTTCCGATATTTTCCCTTCTGCTACAGATGGGCGCCGCTTCCTGCCTATTGGGTCGAAAACCTGGGCGGCACGATCTTCGTCGACTGCTTTCAGGGACTTCTTCCAATCGTCAAGGCTTATTGGTCGGACTTCGGGACGCCCGAGTCGAGCGTGCCGCCGCTGCAGCATCTCTCGATGTTCTTTGAACCCGAGCTCGGCAGCGGGACCGAGTACTCGACGGCGCCGGCGCCGTTTGATGCGCAGCAGATCGTCTATCCGCAGTTTGCCGGCGTCGGCTCGGACGCACTCGATCTCGGATCTTCGGGCGCGATCCCGCAGCTCATCTTCGAAGTGGCCGGCAAGTGGGGCGTCTACCCAGGCGGCGATGCTGACTTCGTCGACATCATCGAAGACATTTTGAAGTCAGGGATCGCCCAGGCCTCGATCGGCGGCTCGATCGCCTACACGCAGATGGAGCGCGGCCTGTCCTGCTACAACCTGCCAGGCTGCATCCAGCGCAAGACGACGAATAACAATCTGAGCGTTCCTAACTGCGCGTTTAATGCGCCGACGACCGCGGGGAACTTCCTGCTCGTTCTCGCTTCTGGCAACGGCTCGCCGGCGTCACCTGCGATCTCGAACATCACGGGCACGAACACCTGGACGCCGCTGCTGCCTGCCGGGCAGAACGTGCAGGCCTGGCTCGCGACCGCAGTCGGCGGTCCGGTGAACGTCGGGATCAGCGGCTTCGCGGCTTTTAATCAGCAGATCTCAGTGTTTGAGATCGCCGGCGTCGACTCTGTGGATTCGATCGTCGTCGGAGCAAACGGAGCTGCAGGCCTCACGACGACGAACGCGCCAGGCTTCCCTGCTTATCTGCTCGCTTGCGGGCTTTGGAATGGTACGGCGTCGCCGCCGGATCCGAAGCTGCCGCTCTGGAGTCCTGTTCTCGTCAACGACAATTTCACCTGGAAGTACGCCGGCCACTTCGCCGATCCGTCGCCATTTCAGATCGTGCTCGAGCGCACGGTGAAGAATCCCGTCAACGTGACGGTTCAGATCCCGACTAACGGGCCTGGCTTTCCGATCGAGACCGTGCTGATCGGATTCAAGGCGACGCAGCCCGTCGCGTATCCTGCACCGCTCGGCGATTTCTTCGATTTGGATTCTCACGACCTGGTTCGCGCACAGGATCGGGCGAATGGGCTTTGGGGATCGCTCGTCATGAACTCGCAGTCGGCGGCGTCGGACTGGCTGAAGACTCTTTACCAGGCTGCGAATGCCGCGCCCGTTTACCTGGGCAGCAAGCTCTTCGCTTATCCCTATTCCGAAGTTTCGATACCCGGCAACGGCGCCTATTACACTTCGCCGACGGCGAGCGGCCCGATCGCGAACCTGAACGCGGACAACGGCGACTTCGTTGGCAATGGCGGCACACCGAAGCTCGACACGGCCTCGCGCGTCGACATGAACAATGTTCTGCAGATGCAGTGCATCGATCGCAACTCAAACTATAACCAGACCGTCGTCTCGCAGCCTGACCCGGCATCGATCGCGCTCTACGGCGTGCGCAAGGCCGACCCTATTGTCAATAACGCAGTGCAGGATCCCTCGGTCGCTCGAGCTCTGCTCGGCATCCAGGTCCGGCGCAATCAGTACGGCGGCGACACCTGGACGTTTACGGCGAGTCCGCGATGGGCGCTGCTCTCGCCGATGGATCTGATCACGCTCACGGATAACCTGCAAGGCATCGCCCAAGTCCCGGTAAGGATCACTTCTTATGCAGAGCAGGAAGATGGCAGCTTCTCGGGATCCGCGGAGCCGTTTGTTTACGGGATGTGCGCGCCGACGCCCTTGTCTGTGACGACCACGCCAAACATCCAGCCGAACACGAACCTTTCGGCCGGGAATGTGAATCCGCCGATCATCTTCGAGCCGACTCAGGAGCTCTATCCTGGGCTTTCCGGTAAGCAGCTCTGGGTCGTAGTCTCGAGCTCTGCCGCGAACTACGGCGGCGCGCAAGTCTTCGTCTCGACCGATGGAGGCGCGAGCTATAACCCGGCGGGGCCGGTTCTGTTCGGATCCGCGACGACCGGCATCACGACTGCGGAATGGCTCGGCGCGTCGAGTCCGGACTCGACGAACGATCTGCCTGTTGATCTGACGGAATCGAACGGGATCCTGCAGAGCTTCGCGCCGATCGTCGAGACGAACGAGCAATATCCCTGCTATGTCGAAGAGCTGAATATCTCGCTCGGCGTCAACGGGAGCGCGGTCGCAAGCGGGAACCCGATCACGCTCGGCGTCAACGGGACGCAGCTCGCAGATCTTGGCACGCTCGGCGTCAACGGCACGGACCTTCTGACTGTTGGCTCGGATGGCTTTGGTTATGAACTCATGACTTACGCCGTGGCGACCTTGACCGGCGTGAATAAATTCACACTGAAGGCGACCGGCGGATCTAACTTCCTGCTGCGCGCGATCATGAACGCGCCGAACTCGAGCAGCAACGGCGTCGCTCACGCGCCAGGTTCGAGATTCGCGCTGCTCTCGCCGTCGGCGACCGGGATCCTCAAGATGAACATGCCGCCCGTCTACGTCGGACAGACCATCTTCTTCAAGATTTTGAGCTTCAATTCATTCGGCCAGGCTCTGCAATCGCTCTCGAGCGTGCCCGCTTACAGTTACGTGCCGACCGGCGTGCCGGGAACGGTTTAAGGAGGATTCTATGACGCTCGCCAATACGGCTTATCTATCGAACTCGACGCCGGCAGCTCCATCCGGAACGATCGCGGTCGACTTTCAGGACGACGGCGGATCGCCGACCGTCAATATCTCGGCCAACGTGCCGATCATGGTCGGAGACTCCGGATCGGGCGGCAGTGCTGGCGTCGCGCCGGCGCCTCCAGCGGGATCCGCGGCCGCGGGAAAGTACCTCAGTGCTGGCGGCGGCTATTCCGCGCCGCCTGGCGCATTCGGAGGAACTTTTGTCGACGAGCTCATTACCGTAAGCGGCACGTCGGGCACGCTCTCACATACGCCGGCCACGCTGGTCGGCTTCTTCAAGAACGGCCAGCGTCTGACAGCTCTCACGGGCACGCCGGAGTTCACGATCTCAGGCGCATCAATCACTCTTACAACCGCGGGGGTATCGACCGATGTTTTCGAAGCTGTCTACTTCTATTAGCCTTCTCCTGCTCGCCGGCACGCTGGCGATCGCGCAGCATCCATTCAACCCGAACACGCAGGTTCTCGGCTTCACGGGACCGCTGCTCTGTTCGGACACTTCCGGATCGCCGACAGCGCAGAGCTGCGCGACCGTGCCGGCGAACATGACGATCGCCGCCGGCAAATGCATCGTCTACACGACGACGACTCCGAACTCTGGCGCCGGGCTGACGCTGAACGTGAACTCGAGCGGCGCGAAGAGCGTCGCGAAGTGGCAAGGGGTCACGACGCTCGCCGTCGGCGATGTCGCGGCGAACGCGCCCGTGCTTGCCTGCTATGACGGGACACACTGGAATGTGAGCTCGATCGCGAACCCGCCGAGCGCCGGGGGCGGGGGATCCTGGACGAACATCACGGCATCGATCGCCTGGTCGGGCTGCACGGTTACTGCCGGCGCATGCTATTCGATCAGCTCGACAAGCCAGGTGATCGCCTCGAGCATTCCGCAGACCTACAACAATCTGAAAGTTGTCTTCATCGGGCAGACCACGGCTGCTTACAGCGGCGGCCAGGACATTATGGTTTGGTTTGACAGCGATGCCGGCGGATCAAGTTACGACTACAGCCAATGGCAGACGAACGCCGGCGGGAATGGCTCGAACGCTCATTCAAACACTGGATCATTTGTCGTCGGCCACGTTTCCGGAACGACAGTCGGCGCGGCATATCCGACCATTTCCACGATGTACTGTCCGCTGTACGCAGCGACGGGGAACGGCTGGTATAAGACCTGCAATGCCGAGGCCGCGCAGGGCTACACGAGCTCGGTCGGCGTGAATGATTTCCACATCGCAGGAATGTGGATCGGCCCGAGTTCGACGACGACGGGCATCAATCAGTTCGAGTATCAAGTACAGGGCAACGCATTTGTAAATGGTTCAGCCTTCATGGTCTACGCGGAGCAATAGGAAAAGATGATCTGCTTCTGCCCTGGGTGCGCGAGATGAAAGAAGCCTACCGCAACCCAGTGACGCTCACACAGGAGTACATCGCGGCACACATGCCGCGTGAGTGCAAGGCTCTAGACGGATCACAGAAGCGTGACCAGGCGCTGCTTCTTGGGGAGATCGTCAGTGTGCACGTACAGATGCTCAACACACTGCGCACACTGGTGGCCACGGGTTGGCGATCCCGCGCCCTGTTTGAGCAGCCGGCAGATACCGATCTTTTCTTTCAGTTGGCAGAAGCGCAGCAACTTCTTGAACGCATCGATGCCTCGCCGGCACTAAGGAGTCTTGTATGAACTTCAGAAATGTTTTTGGGATGTTCTTCTTGCTTGTTGCATTTGTCACCGGCAACGTGGCCTGTCAGCTTCCATTGCCTGTTTCGTACGTCGTGACTGTGACCGGAACCTCTGGTGTCATGCATACGCCTGGTGGGTGTACACGGACGCAGGCTGATGGAGCAGTTTGTGCAAACAGATCGACAACATTCGTTTTGAGGGTGAACCCATGAAAATCTCAGCAATGCTAGTTCTTCTTGCGGCTTGTTCAGCCGCCGCGCAACAGACAGTACAGGTGTCGGGGGCGCTGACTTTCACTACCCTTGGTGTGTCAGAAACTGTCCAGATAAACGGCACGTTCAACGGCTCGGTTTTGATCAGCGGCTCAGGAACGCCGATTCCTGCGCCACCGCCGCCCCCTATTGTTGTCGGACCTTCAGCTTGCACACCGTTTACAGACCCGCTTACCGGAGCTTCTGGCACGGCCATGAACTCCGCGAATTGGTCACCGCCCACGGGATTTGCACTTGGCGGCGGCAGCGTGGTTCAGAATGCTGGAGTCGCGCAGGCAAATGCCGCATATCGCGGCGGTGGTACGGTCCTCATGGCGTGCCCCCAGTCGCTTGCCCCGTATGTGCAGTTCACTGTGAGCGCGGTTGACGGCCTTAACACTCTACAGGGCCTGATTTCGACTACTGCCGCAGGGAACGGCTACGCAATTGGGATCAGCAATACTGGCGGGAATAATGGCGTCGCCAAATGCACAGCAGGTGTGTGCAAATTCCTGGGCTATGCCTCTTGTAGTGCAGCCTTCGCCCCGGCAAGTGTCTTCAAGGCTTCGGCGGTGATTGTGCCAGGGACTTCGATTGCGATCTCGGTTTATCAGAACGGGGTACTGTGTGGAACGGTGACTGACACCGCTTCGCCGTACACGAATGGGTACAGTGGCTTCGCCATCTACGCAAACAAAGTTGTGGCAGGCGATCAGATTTCACAGCTTACTGCATTGGATTAGGTCGCGGAGAACAGGGTAAAGAGTCCGAATAGAAAACCTCTGCGTTTCATCTTTTTCTCCTTTGACCTATGACCGCTCACGATCTCATCGACTCGATTTTCCGTCGGCATCAGGACGGGATCGCCGGCAACATGCGCCGCATAACCCGTCCGCAGCTTGATTTTCTGCTACGGCTTATCGGCGAAGACGAGGAGGGCGGCGCCGTGGCTTCTGACGGGCCCGGAGTCCTGGTCTGGATGCCGAGCGGCCGGCACAAATACGTAATTACTGAAGACCCGCGCGGCGACCGGCACACTCTCGATCGGCGCAGCAACTTGATCGCGACGCCGTCGGGGATGCTTTTCTGAACTCATTAATTTCTCCGCTCGATGAATTCGCCGATCGCGAGCTGAACCAGTGCGGACCGGTGAGTTCCGAGGCGCTTGGATATCTTGTCGAGCTCGACAAGGTGATCGTCGCTCACTCTAACGGCGACCGGCGTCGTCTTCATTTTGAGCGCCCTGGCTGGCTTCGGGTTCGCTTTTTGTGGTGCTGCAGTCTTTGTCTTCATGTCGGAAATCGTAGGACGGTGCTTATTAGTTTGTCAACATTACGTTAGTTTATACGCTTATTGTATGTAGTTTGTCGCGAATTGTATTGTAATCCACAACGAAAAGGAGGTACAAGGGGAATCGAAGCGCTGCTCTGTTCTAAGGCTGGCACTCGTAAGTCTCTGAATAAACAGAAGGATTTACTTCGATGACCTATAATTCGCCCAAGTTAATTCTTGTCGAGAAACACAGCCTAGGGCATATTGACTGCCGGGCGTGCACAGAGGCGCGATCTTTGCAGCATCGTTCGCTGACTCCTGATCTCCTGTTTCCTGAAGCATTCGAACTTTGGCTCTCGCATCGGCTCATCATCCAGCCCGAAGACGGATTCGCGCGCACGGATGCGAGCTACCTCGCGCCGAAGACCGTCAAGGACTACAGGACCTGCGCGAAGGCTCTCGGCCGTTTCTTTTCCCGTCTCAAGCTCTCGGACATTCATGCCGGCCATCTGCGCGAGTATCAGCGATCGCGGGCAGTCTGCGACAAGAGCGCGGCAGACTGGGCACGGCAGGCCGGCGCCAACCGGATCCGCAAGGAGATGGCGCTGATGGTCCGGATCCTGAGAGCGGCGCGGGCCTGGGGCGAAGATCACGAGCTCACGTTCCGGCCGCTCAGGCCTGTCGAGTCCGATGTGCCGCGGGCGATGCAGCCCGAGGAGCAGACGCGCTTCCTGGCCGTGGCTGCGAGCCGTGAGGAATGGCAGTTTATTTACTGGTACGCGGTCCTAGCGCTGCAGACGACGGCCTCGACCAATGAATTGAGATCGATGCGCCTGGCCGACGTGATGCTTTCGCAATCTGTGCTACAGATCCGGCGCGAAGGAGCGAAGAACAAATACCGGATCCGCACGATTCCGCTCGAGACCGAGGAGGTCGCCTTCGCCCTCGGCCGACTGATCGGAAGGGCGAAGATCTTGGGGAGCTCGGCGCCCCATCACTATCTTTTTCCCATCCAGGAGGCAAAGGGCCGATACGATCCGCTGCGGCCGATGTCGGACAGCGGACTCAAGAAGCGATGGAACGCTGTGCGCTCGGCCGCAAATCTCGATTGGCTTCGGCCTTACGACCTCCGGCACACGGCGATCACGCGCATGGCCGAGGCCGGAACGCCGATCCAGGTGATCATGAGCTTCGCCGGTCACATGACGCTCAGGATGCAGCAGCACTACACCGCGATCTCGCTGACGGCGAAGCGAAAATGGGCTCGGGCGACCTGGGAAGAAGCGCCGCCGGCGGGTAGGGGGTATTCCAGAAGTAACGGTTTTCCACAAGCTAAAACGCTTCAAGCATGAGATTTCGCTTGACAGAGCTCTTTCGGAAGAATCGACTAGAACGGTCACACCGATCTGTGCGGTTTTGCTCATAAAGTTGGAATAGAGCGACGGATTGAAAGCTTAGACCCACGGAT